CGCTTCAACGAGGCGACGACGCAGCCGGGCATTGATGCGCTCGGTTGGTATCACGAGAAGCGGGACGAAGCCCGCAATGTTGGGCTTGGCCCCGAACACGATTGGGCATCGCACGGGGCCGACGCATTCGGCTTGATGTGCGTGGCCTACGAAGAACCCCGAGCAAAGCGCCGTACTGACGACGGCGGCTCGACCCACTGGATGAGCTAATGGCGGACAAGGACATTCTCGACGACGCGAAAGAGCGATTCAAGCTCTCCGCGGACGCCGAGTCCGATAACCGCCAGTGGGCGCTGGAGGACATCGAGTTCGCGCGCCTGGGCAAGCAGTGGCCGGACGCCGTGCTGTCGCAGCGCGAGCGCGAAGGTCGCCCGTGCCTCACCATCAACCGCCTGCCTGCGTTCGCGCGTCAGATCGTCAACGACGCGCGGCAGAACAAGCCCGCGATCAAGGTCAAGCCTGCGGATTCCGGCGCGGACGTCAAGACGGCCGAGATTTACAACGGGCTGATACGCAACATCGAAGTCTCGTCCAACGCTGAAATTGCCTACGACACGGCGCTCGAATGCGCGGTGTATGGCGGCTTCGGCTATTGGCGCGTCAAGACGGATTACGCGCACGACGACACGTTCGACCTGGACCTGTGCATCGAGCGCGTCGCCAACCCGTTTACGGTGTACGGCGATCCGAAGTCGCAGGCGGCGGACGCAAGCGACTGGCGGTGGGGGTTCGTCACCGAACTGCTGAGCCGCGACGAGTTCGCGTCCAAGTACGGAAAGAACGCCAAGACGATCAGTTGGAGCGCGGACAAGGACGAGCGCGACCAGCATTGGCAGGACGAGGACAAGATCCGCATTGCCGAGCATTGGGTGCGCGACGAGGTAACGCGCCCGATCGTGAAGCTGTCGACCGGCATCGTGCTGGACGCGGACGCGTACAAGGCGTCCAAGGCGCTGTTCGACGCTCAGGGCATTGTCGTCGTGGGCGAGCGCGAAACCCGCTCGTGGAAGGTGACGCAGCACATCCTGACGGGCGCGGAAGTGCTGGAGAGCGTCGAATGGTCGGGTAGGTACATCCCGATCATCCCCGTCTACGGCGACGAGGTGAACGTCGAGGGCAAGCGGTACTTCCGCAGCCTCGTGCGCGACGTGCGGGACGCGCAACTGATGTACAACTACTGGCGCACCGCGACGGCCGAACTCGTGGCGCTCGCGCCAAAAGCGCCGTTCATTGGCGAGCAGGGATCGTTTGACAACGATCCGAACTGGAAAACGGCGAACACGAAGTCGCACGCGTACCTTGAGTATAAAAAGGGTGCGGTGCCGCCGCAGCGCCAGCCGTTCGCGGGCGTTCCCGCAGGCGCGATGCAGGAAGCGCTGACGGCTTCCGACGACATGAAAGCGATCCTCGGCATCTACGATGCGTCGCTCGGTGCGCGCAGCAACGAGACGAGCGGGCGCGCGATCATGGCGAGGCAGCGCGAGGGCGACGTCTCGACGTTCCACTACATCGACAACCTGTCGCGTGCGATCCGCTACTGCGGGCGGGTGCTGATCGACCTCATCCCGACCGTCTACAACGCCGAGCGCATGATCCGCGTGCTTGGCGAGGACGGTGCGCCGAAGGTGGTGCAGATCGCGCCCGGCCAAGAGCAGATGCCTCCGGGCGTGTACGACCTCACGCGCGGCAAGTACGACCTCGTGGTCGAAAGCGGCCCGTCGTACACGACGAAGCGCGAGGAGATCAACGTATTCCTGACGGAAGTGCTGCGGGCGAACCCTGCGACCGCGCCGCTGCTGATGGACGTGATCGTGCGCAACATGGACTTCCCGGAGTCCGACAAGATCGCCGCACGGTTCAAGGCGATGCTGCCGCCGCCGATCCAGGCGCTTGAGCAGCAGGACGAGGACGGCCAGCAGGCGGGCGTGATCGCGCAGCAGCTTGTCCAAGCGCAGATGCAGATCCAGCAGATGCAGCAGGCGTTGCAGCAGGCCGAGATCCAGCGCACGCAACTGGACGCCGCGAAGCTCCAGCAGGAAGGCGCGATCGAGAAGGCGCGGCTAGACCTGGAGGCGCGCAAGGTCGAACTCGACAAGTATCAAGCCGAACTCGACGCGAACGTCAAGGTGTACGTCGAGCAACTGAAGATCGGCGCGCAGCAGGAATCGCAGGCGGCGCAGATGCAAGCCGAGGACAGGCGTGCGCAGCCGGCGGCGGACGCGGCGATGTCCGAGCGCATGTCGAACGAGTCGCTGATGGCCGCCGTGCAGGAAATCATGGGCGGGCTGTCGATGATGCGCGAGACGAACGCCGCGCAGATGCAGGCGATGCAAGCGCTCGTGCAGGCCGCGAACGCTCCGAAGCGCGTCGTGCGCGATCCCGTCACCAATAGGGCTATCGGCGTCGAGCCGGTGCCGCCTGAGGCTCAGTAATGGCGACCTACAACAAGTTCAATCAGTTCACGGACGACCTTTGCTCGGGCGTTCACAACTTCGCATCGCACACGATCAAGGCGTATCTGTCGAACGCGACGCCTGACGCTGCGGCCGATTCGGTGAAGGCGGACCTTGCCGAAATCAGCGCGGGCAATGGCTACAGCGCGGGCGGCGTGACCGTCACGGTGTCGAGCGTCACGCAGTCGTCAGGCACGTGTTCGGTGGCGGTGAGCGATCCGTCTGTCATCACCGCGTCGGGCGGCACGATTGGCCCGTTCCGGTACGTCGTGTTCTACAACGACACGTCGGCAAGCGATTCGCTCATCAACTGGTACGACTACGGGTCGAGCATCACGCTTGCCGACACCGAGACGTTCACCATCGACATGGGCACCAACCTGTTCACGCTGGCCTAAATGGCAATCTCGCACGCCAAGTCCGTAACCATCGGTGACTTCACCGGGACGGTTACGGTCTTTGGCAGCACGGGCGGCACGGAGACGATCGCCGCGACGAACCTTGTTCGTCCGAGCGATTGGAACAGTGGGCACGTCCAGGAGTTCACGCTTTCGGGCAACACGGCCGGCAATAGCACGGTCAGCGGAACGAACGTCATCTGGCAGGGGGGCAACAACGTCACCCTGAGCGGCACGGGCAGCACGATCGTCGTGCAGGCCGCAGGCGGCGCGGGCGAGGTTCAGAACTATTTCAACCCGCAAGACGGGTATGTGCAGGTCGCCGGCCAGCAGGGCAACGCGTCGCTGCACATGCGGCCGATGAAGGCGCCCGATGTGACGTTCGACCGCATCGTGTTCCCGATGCAGTTGACGAACGCCACGAACACGACGGGCTCAATGACCGTCTCGATGGCGATCGGGTTCTACACGCGCAACGACTCGACGTTCTCGATGTATCACTCGGCCAGCGGGTCGGTGGCGATCACGTACAGCGGCACGGTTAACAACTCGACCTATTCGGGGCTGCGCAACTTCACGATCGGCAACTCGTCGTCGCTGCCCGCTGGGCAGTATTACGTCGGCATCTGGTCGCGGACAACGACAGGCGGTGCAAACGGCACGGCGAATCAGTATTTGGCGTCCCAAGTCAACAGCAACTTTGCGGGCTACTTCGGCAGCGCGGTCAGCGCCACGATGCAGTACACGCGCGGGCTGGGGCACTACACCGCAACGTTCAGCACCGCGCTTCCGAACAGCGTCGCCATCTCGCAGCTAAACGGCACGGCGTCGATCGTCCTGCGCCAGCCCGTGTTCTACATGGTCAACGGCACGTTCTAGTGACGCCGCAACTCGTCTCCTACGACTTCGGGGCGCATAACGCCGACCTGCTCAAGTCCGCGACTCGCATCATGGAGTCGGGGCAGTGGAAGCGACAGCGCATCGTCGTGATTCTGCCGGCGTCAAACACGATGTCGACGAAGGTCGCGCTATCGCACTGGAATCTGATCTTCCCGCCGAACAACGCTGTCAGCCGCATCCTCGCGGTGGGCATGGAAGTGGGCGAGGCGTACTCGCAGGCGATCGAACAGGTGCTTGCGCACCCCGAGCTGTCGCAATGGGAATACGTGTTGACGATCGAGCATGACAACGTACCGCCGCCCGATGGCGTGTTGAAGCTTCTGGAGACGATGGACGCGCACCCGGAGTACGCGTGCGTGGGCGGGCTGTACTGGACGAAGGGCGAGGGCGGCGTCCCGCAGATTTGGGGCGACCCGAACGATCCGGTGCTGAACTTCCGCCCGCAGCCGCCGAGGCCGGGCAAAGTGGTGGAGTGCTGCGGCACGGGGATGGGCTTCAACCTGTGGCGGATGAGCATGTTCCGCGATCCGAAGCTGCCGCGCCCGCTGTTTCGCACCAAGAGCAGCGCCGAGGAAGGCGTCGGGACGCAAGACCTCGCGTTCTGGGGTGAGGCGCGCAAGCACGGATATCGGTGCGCGGTGGATTGCCGCGTGCTGGTGGGGCACTTTGACGCGTCCCAAGATATGATGTGGTGATGGGCGCGCTGTACTTAGTCACCAGTCCGTCGGGCAAGCAATACATCGGAGTCACGGTGCGCTCTATTGGCGAGCGCATGGCACGTCATTGGCGCGACGCCGTTGCCGGTAGTCAATGCGCGCTGCATCGGGCTGCGATGAAGCACGGTATCGCGAACATGCGCGCCGAGGTCTTGGTTGAAGCGGATTGCCCGAAATACCTACGGCTGTTGGAGCGCCGTGCAATCGCGGTGTTTGGAACGAAAGCGCCCGCCGGCTACAACTTGACCGACGGCGGCGACGGCGCGACCGGCCGCAAGGCGACCGATGAGTCGCGCGCCAGGATGTCAGTGGCGCAGTCGTTGACTTGGGCTGACGAGGCCACGCGCAACAAGCGCTCGCGTGGCATCTCTAGGGCGCGCGTCGCGCTGTGGGCGGATCCTGAAGTCAGGGCAGAAATGATTGCGGCCAGACAGTCGGCTGATTACAAAGCCACGATGGCTGAGCATCTATCAGATAGATGGGCGACTCGCCGCGACAACATGCTTAAGGGCATTAAGGCGCGATGGACGGACAGCGAGCAACGAAAGCAGCACGCGGAGATTGCAAAGTCCACGTGGGCAGATCCAGAGGTGCGCGCAAGGCGCATCGCCGCCATGAAGGAAGCGCATGCAAGACGCCGAGCAGCCGCTAAAGATTGACATTGGCTGCGGTAAGAACAAAAAGCCGGGATTCGTTGGAGTAGACGCCATTGCTTTTGATGGCGTAGACGTGGTGATGAATCTAACGGACAGGTGGCCGTGGGGCGACAACACCGTGTCCGAAATCCACGCAAGCCACGTCATCGAGCATTTTGGGCAAATGCACCGATGCTGGATCTTCAACGAGATGTATCGCGTGCTTGTGCCTGGCGGGAAAGTCACGCTGATTGCGCCTCATTGGGCCAATAACCGCGCTTTTGGCGACCCAACTCATCAGTGGCCGCCGTTCGCGGAGATGGCGATGTACTACCTCGGCAAGAAATGGCGCGACGAGCAAGCGCCGCACACCAACTCGATGCTCCAGTGCGACTTCGAGGCGACCTGGGGCTACACCGTTGCGCCGGACATCTCGGCGCGCAATCAAGAGTTCCAGCAGTTCGCGTTGAACCACTACGCCAACGCCGTGCTGGACATCCACGCGACCCTGACGAAACGCTGACATGCCCACTCTGAGCGCACAAGACCGGCTGGATGCGGTCGCCGACTACATCCGCGAGGATGGCGTCTCGATCACCAAGGCCGACCTGCGCGCGGCGTTCAACGCGCTGGATGATTGGTTCGACACCAACGCGGCGACGCTGAACGCGGTTCTGCCTGTTGCCGCGCGCACGGGGCTGTCGACGGCGCAAAAGGCGCGTCTGCTGCGTGCTGTGATCGCCAAGCGTTACCTGAGCGGGGTGTGACATGGCG